CGACACTTGCCAGTGTGCGGGTAGCGACCCACTAGGTCAATATTATGGCCTCGCCGGCAAAACTTGTTCATGGTGTTACCTCGCTGGAGTGAGAAATACCCGCGCCGCCATGTGGCGACGCGGGCTTGGGCTTGTCGTTAGTTAGTCGTTGGCGGCGTACAGGAACTGGCAGCCGCCCGGCCCACCGGTGGCTGCGTTGGTGCAAGGCTTACGCCCGCTGTCGCACTTCCAGCAGCGATGGTGCTGGAAGATCGCATCGACGCCTGCCTCGATAGCTTCTTCGCGGTGGCGGCGCAGATACGCATCGAATGCGTCGGCGACCGTGGCGACAGGTTGCCGGTCGATGAAGTCATCGCGCTGGCTCGCCTCCGGCACCATGACGCCACTGTCTTCATGCCACGGCAGCGTCGCGATGCCGGCCTGTTCCAGCGCCGTGTTCATGATGGCGTCGGCGGCCTCGTTGTACTCCTGCTGCGTGTGGTGCGCCGTCTGCGCCGCCGCCGCTTCGTGCATGCGATCGTGCGCCTTCACGAAGTTGCGGACGCGGTGGTAGGTCCCCAGGAACTTCTGCATGTCGTAGTTGTCGTTGGTGTCGACCAGCGCCTCGGCCAGATGCCTGGCTGACGACACGCTGAGGTTGGCGCCGGCGAAGTGGGCGAGCCACTCGAAGTGGCGCTTGCTGAATAGCTTCTTCATGGTGTTAGTCCTTATCCGGGTTGTTGCCTATAGAGGCGGCTGCCGTAGCGATCAGCTCTATCAAAGTGACCATCCGGGAAGCCGTCTTTTCGTCGGAGGCGTGGTCACGCAGCAATTCCGCTGCGTCGCGTTTGGCCTGCGCCTGCGTCTCGTCGTCGTCGTCGTCGGCAAACGCCTCGAAGACTTTGGCGAGCGAGAGCAGCCGGGTGACCGACGGCATCTTGTCCATAGTTTCCCTCCAAGTGTTATTTACTACGGTAGTAATCTCGGTCTGTTGCACGAGTCAACGGCCACACGATTTCATGTACTTGCTGGCACGCCGCGTGTAGCGGCATAGCCAGCACCCACGCACCGAGCCGGCGAGCGCCCTTGGTATTGGCGTAAGGCGCCGCCAGCCGGTACAGCACGACGTCGACCCCGCTGCCGGATGGCAGCGGGGTGACGCGGGCGGCGTGGCTGCCGTCGGCAGACATTATCAGCATGGTTAGTTGCAAGTCGTATTGCAGATGCGCTGGTTGCCGACGTTGTAGCAGGTCGTCGTGCAGTACACCGCCCAGGCGGGTGCGGCGGCTACGACGATGCAGTAGATGGCGAGGCCCAGGATGAACAATTTAGGCATGTGCTAGTCCCCATTGATGCAAGCCACCATTGGCCGCATCGTGACGCCCCCACGCGGGCATGTGCCGGCGTGGGGGCGCTGCGATGCGGTCAGGTGTCAGCGCAGGAATGGGCCGCGCAGGCTGTCGTCTTCGCAGGCTTGGTAGTCGTCGCAGCCGTCGTCATCCCACCACAGCCCATCGTCTTCCGGCGCGATGTGCACGACGCCGGGGTGATACCCCGCCTCGTCGGCACCGCCCCAGTACTCGCGCCAAAACAATTCCCGCACCTCGTCGGTGGTGCGCGGCGCGCTGGCGCCGAGAAGCATATTGTACCAGCAGTGCCAGTAGTCGGTTGACGAGGCGAACCAGACGACGAGGTTGTCGTCCGGCATCGGCAGTTGGTCGCGCCAATCGGTGTCGTAGTCGCACTTAGCCATGTGTTACTCCCGTAGTAAAACCGACACCGCGCTGGCATGATGCCAGCGCGGCCGGTTTAATGTTAGTCGTGCAGAGTTGGCTTGACGGGCTTGGGCGACACCTTGCGTTCCCACGCAGGCATCAGCGCCGGCTCGATGCCGCGCGCCGCGACCATGGCACTGTCATGGTACGACTGGCGGCGGGTGACGCGCAGCTTACGCTCATAGTTGCGCATCATGTCCTGTGCCTCGCACAGTGCCTTGACGACCGCGAAGAACTCGGAGTCGTTCACCATGCGACGCATGTCACTCGTGATCTTAGTCATCTCAGTTAGTCCCCAATCAAGCCGATAGCATGATTACTACCGGTAGTAAGGAAACTTGCGAGGCGTCAGCAGATGTTGCCAAATGGCTGCCGCCTCGATCCGCCGAGACGCCGCCCTGGCGGCAACCGCCATCGCGACGTTTTTATTTGTATTATAGCATATCCCACCGCTAACGTCAAGATAAAAATACTATCTTACAGAATAATAATTCCCGATTTGCCTATACGCAACCACGAGGGCACATCGCGACGCTGGTGCGCCGCGACGCGCTATCCGCTAAAGATTTATCGGTCCGGCAGAGTCACCCACGATTTCGTCTCGCCGTCCCATTTTTGCAGGCGATAACCCGCGAGCATCCCAATGCTCCGCCGCAGCACCTTATTATATACCGAGCTGAGGCTCATATCATGCTTTTCCGCATAACCTGCGAGTGTATTAGCTATGTCGGTGTCGATGCTAACCCCAACCATAGTTTTGCGTCTCATATCAATGGGTTCCTTGCTTGGTCTATGGCAACAAACCTAGCTTAAACAAGTTAATGTATGGGCGCAAGCAATTCGTGGAAGTGCGGATACGCAGTCGCAAAGCAGGCGAATGAGGTATATAACCTAATGTACCTTACCTCGTTTTGGCGCAATTCGTCGATTAGTATCAATGGGTTACATAAATGTACCTTAATAACCTTGCTGTTTTCCAGATAGGGGGGCGATCTCACGAGAACATTTTTACGCCGCCGCGCGAACGCAGCTCGTCGAGCGCAAAAACTTCGTAGTAGTCCTCTCCAGAGAGTAAGGTTATTAAGGGTAATAAGGTACAATATCATCATCATCAATCATATCAATCACTTACTAAGCTGCCGCAGGCGCTAATCTGACTTAATCCCCTCGTTTATGCGCTAATCAACCTTAGTTCAATCCGTCGATAATGGCGGTTTCGCCACAATTCGTGGGGATAATTCATTACTTCATGTAGTAAGAATTAGATGAGAATGATTCTGGTTTGCAAAATAGAATTAGGCTGGCGGCGCGGTCGCGGAATAGATGTCTATTCTGTAATGCCGCATAGAACCGCTACGATGCGCGCCAGCGGGGCGCAAGCGGTATGCCGTGTACCATACTAGCTTAGAAAATAGATGCACGCTGGCGCGCATCGTAGCGGTTCTATGGGACATGCAAAAACGCCCACCTGCCGCGCGGCAGGTGGGCAAAAGAAAAGGCCGCACGCTTTCGCGTGCGGCCTGAGTTAGTCGCGGTATGCTATTTCTTGCTGGCGAGCTTGGCGATTGCCGCTGCCATTTGCTGCTGCATTGCCAGGATGGCAGACAGCGCGTCGTCGTCCCCGCCCATTGCGTCGTCGATGTCAGCGGCGCCCGCAACCGGCTCCGCCGGCGCCGGCTTCGCTTTGGCGGGGATCAGCGGCTTATCCGCCGCCTGTTCCGCGAGCTTGGCGGGAACCAAGCGGTCGCCGTGGCACTTCGCCAGCGCGTCGAGCACCGCTTGTATTGTGTCCAGCGCCAGCGGGTAATCAGTCTTCCACTGTTCGACAGTCGCGACGACGGCCGCGACCTTGGCGCGCGCCACGTCGCGCGGCGTAGCGTCGGCTGGCAGTGCCCCCGGCTTTGGTGCGCGCGTCTTGGCGTTCACGCTGTCTGCGACCATTGCAGCGTGATCCGCGAACACCGTCGGCTTCTCAACGACCTTACCCTTGCTGTCGGTCTTACCGGCAGCGCGGCGCAGATGATTGACGACCATGAACTGCAACCGCTTGTGGCGCGAGCGCAGCGGCTGGTCGTCGTCTCCCTCTTCCTGTTCCCACGCATCGGTCGCGCGGCTGATGATGCCAGGAACCTGAAAGCAGACGCCGGGGAGCATCGCGGTCTTAAGGATGCTCTTCTTGGTTGCCATAGCGGGCGTTTTGGCGGCCTTGAGCTTGTCCTTGTCATTGCCGGCGTCACGGAGAATGGCGTAATCAAGAGCCTTATCAATCTGGCTCTCATTCCACTTGCCTTCGTGCGACAGAGCGGCGAGCGTGGCGAGAATGTCGACGCGCGTTTGCGCGCCAACGCCCGCCAGCCGATCCGCTTCGGCGCGCGCCGCCTTGGTCGCCGCGTCGGTCGCGAAGAAGGCCGCGACGTTCTCGTAAACGGCCGCGTCGATGTCGGACTGAACGTCCTGATCCGCCTGCGCCGCCGCCTGCGCCGCCGCCTGCGCCGCCTTATTTGGACGTGTTGCGTTTGCCATTAGTGTTAAGCCCCATTTAAAGAGTACACGCGGAATGCGTGCCTCATTACTGTGCGTCTGTCTAAAATACACTTTGCTTTACTTACTACCGAAGTAATCGGGCTTGCCTAGACTGGCCGGCGACCCCCCGGGGGTAGCTGTCCAAGGCCCCGGCCGGCGGCCCCCGCGCCCCCTAGGCGCCCAGACGAGAACGGTAAAAATGGCACCTCAACTGCAGGTTGCGTGTCTGCATGGCGGGGCGGTAAAAAATGGCGCCTCAACCTACAGGCTAGGCCCCGCCGCTTATGCGTATCGGCAGTTGAGGTGACGGCTGGAATGTAACAAAGTCGTGTAAATCACCTGGTCACCCCCCTATAGGGGGGTGACCAGGTGCCGGGTCGATAGGGCGTTTCAGGTGTTTTTGCCCTAGTCTTGAATTTGCAACCAACTGGCGGTATATACCGTTCGCCCCAGGGGCTAGTAATGGACATCCCATGGCGACGAATAGGCTCGATAATCGGGGGGATGGCCCCCTGCCGGCGGTGGACCGGGCAGCGGTCGCGCGCCTGACGGCATGGCTGCGCGGCCGGTCGTGGTCGCAGCGTCCGGCTCAGGCGACAGCCAGCGTGCTCGCGCTTATGGTGCGCCTGTGGGCGGACCGCCGGCCGTTCCCGACCCGCCAGGCGGTTGCCGACCATTTGGGCGTGTCCGTGCCGACCGTCGACCTGGTATTGCGCCGCCACAAAAACGGCGACCTGCTGATCGTCTACGAGGGCGGCGCACCGGTGTTGCGGGGTAAACGCTGGGTCGTGCCGTCGGACGAGATCGTTGCAGTCGCCGGTAAGCCGGAGCCGGTCGCGGCGCGGCGGATCACCGGGGAGACGTACGCGGCAAATTCTTCTCTAGCAAGTCTTTGACCTGGTCGCAGGTTTCTACCACGGACAGGAATTTGCCGTCGGTAAGCCAGACCGAGCAATGTGCCGTCTTGGCTACCAGCTTGTTTTGGCCCGAGGGCGGGGACGGATACAGCGCGGTAATTTGCGCCGTGTTTACGGTTACCGTCCCACCGTCGGTCCGGTGCAGCACGATCAGATGCAGTGCGGCCGCGAGGATTATGTCCATCCGGCGGCGGTGACGCGCTCGACGTTCTGGCGAATCTGATAGCGGCGCTCCCGCATCAGCACGCGGCCGGTCAGGTTCATGCTGGTGCCGAGGCAGAAGTACTGCAGGGCATCGGCAATGTCCGACCAGGGGTGCAGTTTTTCCGGTAGGTCTTCCATCTGCCCGTCGCGTTTCCGCCTGTAGCGGTATTTATTGCCCAATGCTGAAATCAGCGTTGGGCAGCCGGTGCGGCTGATCTGCAGCCCCGGCTCGCCCATGAGCGTCTGGCGCAATAACCGGTCGACAGACAGCAGGCGGGGCTCGATCGCGTTCGTCGACGCCGGATACGCCATAAAACCCTGTTCTTTCAGAATGTCGAAGTTGTTTTCCTCACTCTGTTGGGATTTCTGCGCTCCGGCGGGATCGCCGACGATGAATACCCGCCTGCCGGCAAAAGGCGCCGCCAATAAAATCGGCTTCAGGTATTCCTCGACCATCTGGATCAACCCCATCCCCTCGGTGACGACCTCCTTCATGATGATCGCGCGCCCATAATTATCGTGCTGCCCGATCACGGCGCACGGCGTGCGGCCGAAATCGAGGCCGACCATGATGGGGCGCATCGGGTTGACGGTGACCCCCATGTCTTTGACGTGGGTCGGCGCGTGGAAGGTCCGCCTGAACACGGCTTGCCCCGCGTTGCTGACGCCCCACTGCGCCTCGACGTGCACCGAGCACCAGTCCGGGTCCTTGTCGGACATCAGCTCGTCGTAATACCCCTCCGGCAGGTTCTCGATGTTCTCGGCATCGGCGCTTAACCCTGACGGCTGCTGGAACAGTTTCCAGGCGGGGTGCGGGCTGAGCACCATACGGTCGTGGTAAGGCGAGTCGGTGTCCCACGGGTTCGTGTCGGCGATAATTCCTCGGCGTGCCGCGCCGCCGAGCGCCTTCGAGGGATAGCGCCCGCAACGACCCAGAAGGGGTCTGATGATGTCGAACGGGACCTCGCGGATTTCGTTGATCCAGGCGCCGGTCAGCTGCAAGCTGAGCAGCCGCCTGACGTCCTCCTTATTGTCGAGGGGCAGCAATGGCCAGTCGCTGTGTAGTTGTGTACCGTCCGGCAGAGTCAGCCGGAACTGGATGGTGCTGTCTGTCGTGTAGTAGTGCGCCATCCCCGCCATGTACGACATTGTGTCCGATAATACGGTTTGGCGTAGCTGCTGTAGAGTATTCCGGATTAAGGCAAACCTGGTGTACCGCACACCGTTGTGGGGAGGCTGACTACAGGCCCACCGCATCAGCTCCATAATGCAGCCCATCGTCTTGCCGGAGCCCAGCGGGCCGACCAGCACCCGAATACGGGCGGGGTCGTGCATGAACTCTTCGACGGTCGGCGGCGGCTCGTAATCCATCAGATTTCTTCCAGCGAGTCGTCACCGTCGTCATCGCCGACGGCGATCGCCTTACTACGCGTAGTAACCACCGGCGGCAGGGCGCGGTCGGCGTTCGACGTGAGTTCAAGGTGCTCGGCGGGGTTGTTTCTGAAGAGGATATTCAGTGTGAACGCCGGGCCGCCGCCGGTTTTATTGAGCGCCTGCGCCGCCGCCGACGCGTCCAGCCCGCTCACGCGGGACAGTTGTTTGAAAGCATCTATCCGCTGTTGCGGTGCGATCCGGGGGTCCATCGCCAGCCCGGCTGTCGGCGCGATCAGTTTTTCGGTCGCCTGCATGGCCTTCAGTCGCACCCGCGTCTCGCTGCTTTCGTCGCTTTCCATCAGCGCCCGGGCTTTTTGCGCTTCCTGGATAATTCGCGGGTGCTTTGCCAGGTACCGCCGCAGCGCGTCTTTGTCGGCAAAGCCGTAGCGCAGCGCCAGCGTGTCGCTTTTGTGGATGTCGGCGGCGATGTCGTAGACCAGGCGCATGACCAGCGCGTCGTCCAGCAGCGGGTTAGGGTCGAGAAAGTCGTCGCTCAAGATGTGCCCCCTGTAGTATTGCGCGGCTGGCCTATATGGTATATCTCGTCAAGCTGTATTTTATAAGGCTGTGTTTTGCCGCCTGCGATACCAGGCCAGACCTCGTCATCGCCGCCTGTCGACAGCAGGAGCGCGCGGGGATTTCTGCGTGTCGTCAGCCCGGCCCAGCTTAATGCTGCGGAGCAGCAACGGCTCGCAGACGAGAATACCTCTCAGCAATCCCCGCGCACCGACGACCTCGGAGCATATATTCGCCGGCGCTGGTACCAGTTCCAGAACCACCGCAACTCTAACCAGAACTCGATTAACGACCGATTACTGCGCGCCCAGCGCATGTTCGAGGGCCAGTACGATCCGCAAAAACTCCACGAAATCGAGAAGTTCGGCGGGTCTATCGTCTATTCCCGCCTGGTCGCCGTCAAATGTCGCGGCGCCACCAGCTTGCTTCGTGACGTGTACCTTGGCGCCGACCGGCCGTGGACAGTCGACCCGGAAAAAGACCCGGCGGTGCCGCCTTCGCTCGCCGCGACGGTGGCTCAAACCATCGCCGCCAGCGCCGCCCAGATGGCAAGCCAGGGCCAGCAGCCGGACCCCGAGACGATGCGTGCTCGCTACCTCGGCATGATGCACGCCGCCCAGCAGACGGTAAAACGCCAGGCCGGCCTGCAGGCTGTGGGTGCGGCCAACAAGATGGACGAGATTCTGGAAGAGGGCGGGTTCTACTCGGCCCTGGGCAAGTTCCTCGTCGACATCGCGTTGTTTCCATACGCGGTCATCAAGGGCCCCACGGTTCGCATGGTGTCTAAACTCACCTGGACCAATCGCACGCCTCAGTTGGACCTGGTGCCGCAGCTGTGCTGGGAGCGGGTAGCACCCCAGGACCTATACTGGGACCCGGGCGCGCAGGATATTCAGAATGCCGAGATTATCGAGCGCAAGAAGCTTACTCGCAACGATCTGGTCTCGGTCATGGACTTGCCCGGATACGACCAGGACGCTGTTAGAGGCGCCCTCAACGACTACGCGACGGGGCTGCGCGACTGGATGGATAGCCCCGACGTGGAGCAGGCGATGCTGGCGGCGCGGGAAAGTCCCACCCTCAACGTCTCGCAGCTGATCGACGCCGCCGAGTACCACGGCCTGGTATCCGGAAACGTATTATTGGATAACGGCGTTGACCGAAGACAAATCCCCGATCTCGATCGTGAATACATGGTCCAGTCGTGGGTGGTCGGTCGATATACAATTAAGACCCAGATATCGCCAAGTCCTCGACAACGGCATCCCTACTACGTGTCGTCGTTCGAGAAGGTGCCTGGCACCGTGGCGGGGCATGGTCTGCCGGATATTCTGGAGGATTTGCAGGAAGTAGCGAATGCTACGTTGCGTGCGTTGGTTAACAACATGTCGATTGCGTCGGGCCCTCAAGTCGTCATTAACACCGAGCTACTGGACCCGAGCACCAACGAAGATAATTTATATCCCTGGAAGCGGTGGAAAGTATTTTCCGATCCACTCGGCGGCGGCCGGGCCCAGGACCCGGTGCATTTCTTCCAGCCGTCCAGCAATGCCCAGGAGTTGATGAGTATATATACCTCCATCAGCTCGCTGGCCGACGACATCTCGGCGATTCCCCGGTACACCACCGGCGAGTCGCTCAAAGGCGGCGCCGGCCGCACTGCCAGCGGCCTCAGCATGCTGATGGGCAACGCCCAGAAGGTCCTGCAGACAGTCGCCGCCAACATCGACGAGGACGTCATACGCGGCGTGCTCGAGAGCCTCTACGACATGGTGATGCTGACCGATAAAACCGGGCTCCTGTCCGGGTCGGAGCAAATCCGGGTCAATGGCGTGGTCGTCGCGTTGCAGAAGGAAACCGAGCAGCAGAAGCGGCTGCAGTTCCTGCAGATCACCGCGAACCCGCTCGACATGAAGATCATCGGCGATCTCGGGCGCGCCAGAGTCCTACGGGCTCTATCGGCCGACCTCGGCATGCCGGACGACATCGTGCCGGACGACGATGCTATCCAGCAGCAGGTCGCCGCCGAGAAACAAGCTCAAATGATGATGATCGCCAACAACGTGCAGATGCAGCAGGCCGAGCTGCAGCTGAAGGCGGCGGCGATCGCCGCCAAGGCCGACGGCGGCGGCGGTGGGTTGCCAGGCGGCAGCATTACTACCGGTAGTAGCGCCGGTCCGGCCGCTGCTGCCCAAGGCAGCCAGGCGCCCATGCCGAGCCCGGCTTCCATGTCCGACATCGCCCCGCCGGTCAACACGGTGGGGCCGGCTTTACCAGGCGTAGGAGCATAACCATGGCGCGTGAGACCTACCCCAAGACCTCGTCCGGCGACTCGACCAACCAGTACGGCGACGGCGCGCTGCGCTCGGATTCCAAGCAACGTGTCAGCGGCGGCAGCGGCTACTCCAGCGGCCCGACGGGGTCGTCGCGCAGCTATCCGAAGGGCAGTCGGATCAACATGAGCGCGGACTTCAACCCGCAGAAGCACGCCTGCACCGACATTTATGTCGGCGGCATTTAGCCATGGCTAAAAGTCAGCCGACTAACTACCTGCCCGAGTTCCTGATGGGCGGCAATACCACCGGGAGGCCACAGAAGGGTCTTGCTTCCCCTGTGGGTAAAGCGCGCACGATGCAGCAGCTCGGCAATTATACCGGCCAGCGTGCCGCCGGGATCACGCGAAAAATGATCGGCGGCGACGACAACGACGCGATGAACCACGCCTTCGGCCACTACGGCAAACCGAAGGAATCGTCGCTGAAGGGGATGTAACAAAGCCGTGAGTCTTAATTTAGGTCCCAACGCATTCGACGCGATGCAGCGCCTCAAGAACACCGAGGACTGGAAGATCGTGCGCGAGTCGTTGACCGAGCTGATGTCTAAATACATGCACTCCGCCGTGGAGACGGGTACTCCCGACGCCTGCGGCTATGCCAGGTGCCTGCGTGACGTGGTGTGGACCTTCGAGGTGATCGAGTCGGGGCCGAACGCGCCGCAGCGCGCGGCGATTAAACCCAACATCCAGACGAGGCCCCGATGAGCGATATCGGGCAGGCCCAGGTCGAGGCAGCGGTCGTCGGCGGTGCGGCGCCGGCCCCTAACGGGACCGACCCGTCACCCTCCCCGGTCCGCCCTGCCGACCCCTACGCGCCACGTCTGCCCGCCGCCGTGCAGCGCGCCGCTGCCCGGGCCGAGGAATTGCAGCGGGCGCAGTTCGAGGCCGAGAATGTTCCGCAGCCGGACGAGGCGAGCCGGGAGCTGGATGAAGCGGCGGCACCGGCGACACCGGTACAGTCGGAAGAAAGTTGGCAGAGCCGGTTTCGCACATTGCAGGGTAAGTACGATGCCGAGGTGCCCACCCTGCACAACCAGATTCGCCAGCTGGAACACCTGATCACGACGATGCGCAGCCCCCCGGAGCGTGCCGTGGCCTACGTGCCGGCGGAGCCGGTGCCCGACCTCGATACCGAGATACCGGAGGAGGATTACACCACCTACGGCAACGACTTTGTCGATTCCACGCGGCGGTGGGCCCGTGCCGAGCTGGCGCCCGTCGTTAAAAGCCTGCAACAGCAGGTGGCCGAGCTGCGCGGGTTCTATCAGCAATCGACCGGCGACCGGATGAAGGACCGGGTGCGGGCCGAGCTTGACCGCGACCCCGACTTGTCGGGTCGTTGGCAGCACCTTGATACAGATGCTGGTTTTAACCAGTGGCTGTCAGAGTACGACCAGTTCTCGGGCAACCGGCGGCTGGACATGTTGCGCGAGGCTTATGCCGGTGGGGACGCGGTGCGCACCGGCAGGTTTTTTAAGGCGTATCTCCAAGAGCATACCGACGCTCCGCGTCGGCTGCCGGATACCGGCCAGACGTTATTGCCCGTAACCCGACCGAACGGCAACAGCCCGGCCGGATACTACGAGTCGAACGCGGCGGTAGACCTGACAGCTTACGCAGCCCCGGGCCGCGCTTCCAACGCGACACCCGGACCCGGCGCTCCGGAACGACGCTTCTGGACAAACCGCGATATCCAGGCGTTTTACGGCGACCGAATGCGGGGTCGTTACCGGGGCAGGGAGCAAGAAGCCGACCGGCTCGAACGGGACATCCTCGCGGCGGCTGCCGAGGGACGCATTCGCAATGAATAGCGTTTTCGGGAGCTACATAGATGCCTATTGCACAAGGTACACCCTATAGCGGCGTAGCCGCTTCCCCCGCCTATTCCGGCGCACCTGCCGGCGGTGTGTTCGTACCGGAAATCTGGTCGGGCAAACTGATCGAGAAGTTCTACGCCGCGACCGTGCTTGCCGCCATCAGTAATACGGATTACGAAGGCGAAATCCGTAATATGGGCGACAAGGTGAAAATCCGCACCAAGCCCACAATCCAGATCCGGGATTATACCCTGGACATGGCGTTGACGGTGGATCGCCCGTCCGGCACGACGGTCGAACTCACTATCGACAATGCTAAATACTTCAACCTCGTCCTCGACGACATCATGCGGCTGCAAAGCGACATGGAGTTGTTGAGCATGTGGAGCGATGACGCTGCAGAGCAGATGAAAATCACGATTGATACATCTGTCCTGGCGAACATCTACGCCGCGATCGCAGCCGACAACAAGGGCGCCACCGCCGGGATTGTCTCCGACAATATCAATCTCGGCGTCTCCGGCACCCCGCTGATCGTCACGGCGGCCAACGTCACCGACGTGATCGTCGAC